TAGAATCGTTTCTATTAAACAAGAAAAGTACAGAGCCGAAGTAGTACAAGTTGTAGAAGCAGGATTAGGATCTTATACTCCTACTGCATCAACTAAGTACACAATTTTATTAGGGGATGTTAATCGTGTAATTCAAGGTGGTCACGAAGTATTGTTACCATACTCTTACACAACTCCTTCAGATTTAACATTAATCGGAGCAACTGCTGCTGCGCAACGTGAGTACATTCACGGCAGAATCATTAGCACTATTAACGCTAATCTAAACAATTACGTAACTGCTGCTACTTTAACAGGTGGTGCAGGATTTACAATCACTGATGAATCAGGTTACTATCCTGTTCACGGACAAAACCAATCAAATCGTTTAGGAGCAACGACAGTTATTCCTGCAATGAACAATGATGGTTCAGGTTTCGGTTCGGCTTCTGTGGCTGTAACTACTGCTGCTGTTTACTCATTCGGTGTAGGTGAAGAATTATTAGCGCAAAAACCTGTAATGTACAACATGGCAGGAAACCTTGCGACTGGTGTATTTACTGCTCCAAGAACTGCAAATGGCGAATACGCTGTAAGTGGACAAAATTACGATGGTTTCCGTATCGAAACATTGGAATTACAATCTGCTCATAACGTAACAGGTCAGTGGGCTTTAGTACCTTACGAAACAATCGTTTACGTTGATAACGGTACAGGAGCTTCAACTGCTAACCTTGCAGGATTTATCGCTTTTGAAACAGCTTTTTACAGATTAGTTTCTAAATTCTATTCAGCTTACGCTACAATCGTAGGTGAATTTTTCGATAGCCCTACTTTGTTTCAAGGTGCTGCTGGAGCTGTTCCAACAACAACAGGTGAAAACAAAATTGCAACTGAATACGGTCAATTAGTTTACAATCAAATTGGAACTCAAACAATTACTGTTCCAACTCCTGCTAATGGTGGATTAAATTTAGATCAAGACTTAACTGATACTGAAGGTGCTGAATACACTCCTTCTTTATTAACTGCTTGTCCTAAAGAATTTGTAGTTGGCGCAACTGGAATTTCAGTTCTAGCTCGTTTGACTGTTACTGACCATACTGATGCTACTGTTGTTATCGGTTTACGTAAAAAAGCTGCTCATGCGGCAGATTTCAATAACTACACTGATTTAGCTGCAATTGGATTCATAGGTGATTTAGTTTACACTTGGGGTATTTTAAACAATGCTGCAACTGTTGCTACAAACACTACTGTTGTTCCTGCTGATGGTGCAAGTGAAACTTTTGAAATTCGTGTAGACGGAACAGGTTTAGTTACTGCTCTTTACAATAGCGTAGTATATCCTGTTTATTCAGTAGGTACTACTCCGTTAGTATTAGACGCAGGCGACATCTTAATTCCAACTGTACGTGCAGTAAACGTAGGTGGTGGAGATCCTGATGTAATTATCAGCGAATTATTAGCTGTTAATGCTAGCGATTGGAAAATCTAATCAACCCAACAAATAATAAAGGGGAATGTAAAAGTTCCCCTTTTTAATAAAAAACAAAATGTCAAAAATAATTGAAATAGTAAGAAACTTTAATGTTCAATTGGCATTAAAAAATATTTTCACCAAAATTGATGAAATTATTAAGAAATTAAATGATGTAGAAAATAATACATCAACAATAACAGGGACATTAACTGCTGATCAAATAAACGCTTTAGATACAGCATCAATTACTTTATTAGGAGATGCGGGCGCAAATAAGTTTTATGTAATTGAAAATGTAGCATTTCATTATAAAGCTGGCTCGGTAGCATTTACGGCTGCTGCAAATTTAAGAATGCTTTACAATACGGCTAACAGAGTTATAACTGAACCTATTTCGTCAATTGACTTAAATTCAACTACGAGTGTAATAAGTTTAAGAATACAAACAGATGATGACTTTTCAACTGCAATTATAAATGATTCAATTATAGTTAAAACAACTGGCGCAATTTCAGGAGGTGACGGAACGATTAACTACTCAATTAAATATAGAACAGTAACAACTTCATAAAATGAATACTCAAAATAGAAATACATTATATAGATTATTAAGCGAAAAAGATAGCGTAGCTATTGGTTATCAAAAGTTATCTATAACAGGAACCGCTCAAGCACTTAATGTTAGGTAATGTTACTTTACCAACAGCTTCAGACGGAATGGCTTTAAATCATTTAGATTTTTTCGATATTGACAATGGAACTAACATGGTTAATTTCAGAGTAATAAGAACAACTGGCGGAACTCATACGTTACACATACAATACTATAAATAAAAATGATAACGGCATTAAAAAATTACAGAAGAATATTTTCGCAGAATGGCGGAGGAGGAACGGGTGCCGGATTAAATTATAAAGGTACGTGGGATGCTAATGCTAATTCGCCTTTTTTACAAAGCGGAGTTGGTACATCTGGTGACTACTATGTGGTTTCAACAGCAGGAAATACTAATTTAGATGGTATTACTGATTGGGATATTGACGATTGGGCGATATTCAATGGTACTGTTTGGCAAAAAATAGACAATAGTGAAACGGGTGATAAGAACTTCGTGCACACACAATCTGTTGCTGCTGCTACTTGGAATGTAGCACATAATTTAGGCAAAAGATGTTCTGTTCAAGTAGTGAATGATACTTTTGAAGAAATAGAGGCAAGTATTACATGGACGGACGATAATAATGTGGTAGTTGTTTTTAACACATCCACAACAGGATACGTATATTGTAATTAAAAAAATTCTATCATGGTGATAGAATCTAAATAAAAAAACAAAAAAAACAAAAAAATGGCAGTAGACAAAAAGTTTTTTGTAGATATTAATCTACAAGGCAATGCGTTAAACAACGCAACGATTGGTACAAATTCGGACATGACCAAAGGTGGTTCATTTCGGTACGATGCAGGAGGAAGATTAGAATACCATGATGGTTCAAGTGTTCAAGAAGTAGCAAATTTAGCTGATATTTCAGCAGTAACAGGTGGTCTTATTCTTCAAGGAGGATATGATGCAGCTACAAACACTCCTGATATTGCTGATGGTTCAGCTTTAAAAGGTTTCTTTTGGGTTGTAACAGAAGCAGGTTCTTTCTTAGGAACATCAGTACAAGTTGGTGATTCAATTATTGCTAAAGTTGATGCTGCTGGTGCTTCTATTGGAGATTGGTTAATCCTTCAAGGTAATGTAGTTATTGCTACTGATTCAGTTGATGGTATTGTACGTTTAGCTACTCAAGAAGAAGTTGATGCTGGTATAGAAGGTAGTGCAGTTGTTTTAACTCCTGCTACATTTGAGAACTCAACTCAATTAGCTGGTATTAGAAATGACCTTAATAGTTTAGCAGATGAGAAATTAAACAGAGATGGTAGTCAAGCAATGACTGGCAATCTTGACATGGATGGAAATGCTATTGTCAACGTACCTGCTCCAACTAACGGTGGTGATGCTGCTAACAAAGATTATGTAGATACTGCTGCTTCAACTGCACAATCAAATGCCGAATCTACTGCTTCTGCTGACGCAACTGCAAAAGCTGATGCTGCACAAAGTAATGCTGAAGGATTTGCTACAACTGCTGCTAACAATGCACAAGCTGCTGCTGAAAGTTATGCTGATGATTTAGCTGTAAATTATGATGCAGCAGGTTCAGCGGCTACTGCTGAAAATAATGCAAAGGCTTATGCTGATTCACTTGCTCCTAATTATGATGCTGCTGGTTCTGCTGCAACTGCTCAAGCTAACGCTGAAACATTTGCTACAAACGCTGCAAATACAGCTCAAACTAACGCTGAAAACTATGCTGCTGCTGAGGTTGCTCAAGCATTAACTGATGCTAATGCTTATACTGATTCAGCTATTTCTCAAGAAGTAACTGACAGAAACTCTGCTATTGCAACAGCAAAAGGTGAGGCTATTGCAGATTCTAACTCTTACACTGATGATGCTATTGCTCAAGAAGTAATTGATAGAGATGCTGCTATTGCTACTGCTAAATCAGAAGCTATTACTGATGCTAATACTTACACAGACACTCAAATTGATGCTCAATCTTTTACAGCTCTTGTTGATGGTACACAAAATCCAACAAGTGGGTGGACTTATGACGCAACATTGGGTGTTTATAAAGCTACAATTACCCATAATTTAGGAGTTTATGTTGCTGTATCTATTTGGTATGATGGATTTCCAGCCGATTTTTCAGGTGAACTTGCTAATAACTATTACACTATTTATTCTAATATAGAGCCATTTTACAATACTGTTTTAACTTTTGTAAAAGCAAGTGGTAACTTATAGTTCTAAATAATAATTAAATAATCCCTCTCTTGAAATATAGGGAGGGATTATTTTAAAAAATAATAATATGTCAGAAAAAAAGTTTTTTGTTGATGTAAATCTGCAAGACAATGAGGTTGTCAAGTTAAAGGCTGACACTTTAGATATTACAACAAATTTAGCAAGTGCTAATACTAAAAGAATAGTGTATTGGTCAGGACATAAATGTAAATCCTTCGGGAGCGGGATACGTGGTAGGAGCTACTGAATGGAATAATAATTTAGGAATTTCTCAAACTCTTTTAAAAGGTGGTTCAGTAAGTTTAAAAAACGGAGTTGACTTAGTTGCTAGAATAGTAAACAAAGTAGTTCCTAATACAACGCTAACCAAAGCGGCATATCAAGCGGTTAAAGTAAGTGGAGCAACGGGCGGCAGACTATCAGTTGAACTAGCTCAGGGCGATACTGATTTGAATAGTGCAGACACAATTGGATTAGTAATTGAAACTATTGCGACAAATCAAGAGGGATTTATTATCACGGTAGGTCAAATAGAAGATATAAATACAACTGGTTCTTTACAAGGTGAAACATGGGCAGATGGTGACGTTCTTTATTTGAGCCCAACAACAGCAGGAAGATTGACTAACATTAAACCTACGGGAGCAACAGGTCATATTGTTGTAATTGGTTACGTTGAATATTCTCATGCTGTAAATGGAAAAATTTACGTTAAGATAATGAACGGGTGGGAACTCGATGAGCTCCATAACGTCTATATTGACCCTACAACTTTAGCGAACGACCAAGTTTTAACATACGAATCTGCCACTCAGCTTTGGAAAAATAAAACTCCAACAGGTGGAGGTGGAGGGGATATATTACAATTTCAAGTATTTTCATAATTAAAATAAACAAAAAAAATGGCAACATTTACGAAAGAATTATTAAGCGGTTCAACGGGTGGTAGACCTATAAAAGTTGTAGCAACAGCTACGGCAGGAACAACAATTCACGCTACGGGAACAAGTTCTTCTATAATAGATGAAGTTTGGTTGTATGCTAATAATACTTCAGCATCTTCTGTTGATTTAACAATAGAGTATGGGGGAACAACAAATCCTGACGATTTAATTATAGTATCAATACCTGCTAAAAGCGGATTAAGTATTGTTGCTCCGGGATTAGTATTAAAAGGCGATGGTGCTGCTGCTAGAACAATAAGAGCTTTTGCAAGTTCAGCAAATGTAATAAACATTGTAGGATACATAAATAGAATTAGCTAATGAGTTCAAGATTTGGTTCAAGAACGGATAATGGAATAATACGTGATTTTATAGAAAGTTACGATGGTGATGCTGCAAATTATTTTCGAGCTAATACAGCTATTACTTCTCCTTTGGACAAAAGAGCTATAAGTGATTTTTATTTAGGGCTTAAAAGCGATGGTATTTACACGAAGATTAAAGCAATGTATTTACCGATTTGGGGAAGTGCTGCATCTTCAAAATGGAATTTAATAAACCCTTTAGATACAAATGCGGCATTTAGGTTAACGTTTACAACAGGGTGGACTTATTCAAGTGGAGGAATGACGCCAACAAATGCCTACGCATCAACTTTTTTAATACCAGGTACTAATTTAACTAATAATAATAGCCACATTAGTGTTTATTTAAGAACAAATAGTGATAACACAGGAACTGACATAGGTATACAAGATGATATGGGTGTAGGCGTTTTACAAAGCTCATATTATTTAATACCAAGATACTCAAACACTTTATATGGAACTATTCAAACAGATGATGCAAATAGAGTTTCAGGTTCAAATACAGATAGTAGAGGATTTTACATAACAAGTAGAACAACATCAACAAGTTTAAAGCAATATAAAAACTCTTCAATTTTTGGAACGAATACAAATACAAGCACAGGATTAAGAGCAAGGTTTTCAATACCATTAGGAGCTTTAAGATATATTACAGATGCTGGTTCTGATACCTATGGGAATTATTCAAATAGGCAGCAATCATTCGCATCAATAGGAGATGGATTAACAGATACAGAATCAAGTAACTTTTACAGTAGAGTAAATACATTAATGACTTATTTCGGAATAAACGTATAACTATGGAAGGCAGAACGCAAGACGAACAGGATATTGCAAAAACAGAGTATGCCTATTTATTGGATATTCCGTTAAGTCCTTATGAGCCTAAACCAACTCCACCATTTCCTCCAATAGAATAACATTATGAGTAATATAAAATTTGGATTAAGAACAAGAAACGGCTTAATAAGACCTATAATAGAATCTTCGGATTATGATATAGACGCTAGAGCGTATTTCGCCGTTAATACAGCTATTACTTCTCCTTTGGACAAAAGAGCTATAAGTGATTTTTATGGTGGATTAAAGTCAGACGGTATTTATACTAAGATTAAAGCAATGTATTTGCCTATATGGAGTTCGGCAAGTGCTAATAAATGGAATTTGTTTAATCCTTCAGACACTAATCTAGCTTTTAGGTTAAATTTTACTACGGGTTGGACTCATTCAAGTAATGGCATTCAGCCATTAAATGCCTATGCGGAAACTTTTTTAAAGCCAAGTGTGTCATTATTACAAAATAGTGCACATATTTCTTTTTATTCGCAAACAAATAATGATACTGGCATTGATATGGGTATTAACTCAAATAGTGTTAATGGTAGATTATATATGTATTTAAAATTAGGCGGTGCATTTGGCGGAAGAAATAATAATACAACAGCAGAACGAACAATATCTAATACAAATGGCTTAGGTCATTATATTAGCAATAGAATTGATTCAACTAATGTTAAGTTGGTAAAAAATGGAACAACAACAAATGTAGCCTCAGCATCGAATGGTCTTGATAATTTAGAAATTTCAATAGGGGGAATTTATAGTTCTACCTCTTATGTTTATGGCACAAAAAAATGCTCATTCGCATCAATAGGAGATGGATTAACAGATACAGAATCAAGTAACTTTTACAGTAGAGTAAATACATTAATGACTTATTTCGGAATAAACGTATAACTATGGAAGGCAGAAGTTTATTTTTTATTTTTAAGTGAGCAGGATGAACAAGATATAGCTCAAACGGAATACGCTTATTTGTTAAAAATTCCTTTAAGTCCTTATGTAGCACCACCAACACCACCAATACCATGAAAGAGTTTATTGAGCAGTTAGGAATAAACATAGCAATATCAATTGCAGGATTGTTTGGCTCATTATTAATGATAGGAAAGAATGCTGCTCAAACATGGAAGACAACTATATTTTCCATGATTTCAGGCGTAGCTTGCGCTAATTACATAACTCCTATAATTTTAGATATGACAAGAATGGACGTTAAATATCAGGTATCTGTTGGCTTTGTTTTAGGGTTCTTAGGATTAAGGTCAGTAGAGATGGTAAGTAAAAAATTAATTAAAGAAGAAAAAAATGGAAACAAGTCAAGTAATAAATCTGATAGCTAATATACTTTTAACAATAGGTATTACATTATTTATGGTGTTTATTTATGGTCGTTCTACCATGATAGATAAGTTACCATTCTTAGAAAGATTTATTATTAAAGTAGCATTAGCTATGAGCGCTTGCGGTTCTTTATTTAACGTTCTTACTTTAGCAGCTTCTCATCCGTCTGAAATATTATTTAATTCTGGACTAGCAATAGTTTTTGTTTGGGCTGCATGGTTTCATTTTAAGTATTTTGTTAATAAATAAACGTGCTCAAAAAAGCAAAATAAATTAAATTTGAGAAAAAATGGAAATGGATCAAACGATATACCAAATGTTACTATGGGCGATTCCTGTTTTATTAACAATACTAGGGTTTATAGGTTCTTTAGCGGTAAAAGCATTAATTAGATTATCAAACGACGTTAATGAAATTAAAATAGATATTAGAGAAGTTGCAGTAAAACACGAAGATTTAGAAGATAGAATCATTAGGATAGAAAATAAAGTATTTGCATGAAATTAACTCAAACTGTTTTTTCTGCAAATCAATACATAGCTGAAGAACATCCTAAAAAACAAATATACATACATCACACGGCAGGGTCAGCAGACCCTTTTGCTGTTTTTAAGGTATGGGAAAACAATCCTGAGAAGATAGCAACTTGCGTAACTGTTGGTGGTAAACCAACTAAAACGGCAAAATGGATTGATGGAGAAGTAGTTCAAGGATTTAGCAGTAAGCATTGGGCTTATCATTTAGGATTAAAAGAATCCACATTTCACAATTTTAAATTACCTTATAAGTCATTAGATAAAATATCAATAGGTATAGAAGTTTGTAATTTCGGCGGATTAACATATAGAGAAGGTAAGTATTATACTTACGTTAATTCAGTTATTCCTGAAGAGGATGTAATAATGTTGCCAAAAGAATATAAAGGATATAAGTATGTTCATGCTTATACTGATGCTCAGATACAAGCAATAAAAGAATTGTTGTTGCTATGGAAAGAAAAATACAATATTCCATTGACTTACAATGAAGATATTTGGGACGTAACTCCTAGAGCTTTAAAAGGCGATTCAGGCGTGTTTACTCATAACTCAGTACGTTATGATAAAATAGATGTAACGCCGCAGCCTAAACTAATAGAAATGCTTAAATCGCTATGAAAGAAATATACAATAAATTTTTAGGCTCTTTTGATACAGTCACTAAGAACTCGTTTTCTGCAAGAAAGCTAACAGCATTTACCATTGTAGTATTAGTTATTATTGGTCATGTTATTTGGATTAAGAATAGCCATCTTAAATCTGATTTTAGTTTATTGCCAGAAATATTACTTATTGATTACGGAATGATTTCTGTATGCTTAGGGTTAACAACGTTTGAAAATATAAAACTAAAAAATGAAAAAAACTCTACTAGCGACACTACTACTACTGACGTTCCTTAGTGGTTGCATTTCTGAAAAGAAAAGACAAAAAATTTGCTTAGAATGTCCTGTAAGGATAGAAAAAGAAATTCACGATTCTATTATTGAAAAAATAAGGGATACTACTATTTACATTACCACGCAAGGTCCAATACAGTATTTAGACAATCCATGTAAAAATTTATGTGATAGCTTAGGCAAATTAAAGCCTATTAAAGTAGAGGCTAAAAAGAATGGCATTAAATCAACTATTAAAACTGTTGGCAACTCTTTGGTAGTTGAATGTGAAACAGATAGTTTAAAAGCCGTAATTAATGGCTTAAAAGAAACAATAAGAATTAGAAAAGAACAAGAAGTTAAAGAAGTTCCTGTTTGTCATTTAGAACATAAAACATGGTTTGATGAATTAACTTTTTGGTGGTTTTGGATTACGTTATCTGTAATTTCTATTAAATACGGATTCAGAAAAATCATGTCATTGATTGTTAATAAATAACAATTAGATAGCTATTGAATTTTCTTTATATTTGTTACCATGACTGGAAACGAAATTACATATACAATCATAAACATATTAACGAGATTTGGCTTTACGGACGATAGTAGATTGGATCCTGACCAAATTGCGTTTCTTCGAGATAATGTTCGTTCTCAATTAATTCACGCTGAATACAATCAAACAAAGGTTGTAGACAACTCTTGGATGCAGGATTTAGGTTTCTTAAATTTAACTCCTGTGAACTTTAATGACGACAGTAGCATTCCTTTTTGCGAATGTATTGTTTCAAAAGTTACATTACCCGATAACATTAGCTTATATAATCCTCAATCATCTTCTGATTCAGGGCTTAAATTAATTTCATCGTGCGGAACAAGACAATTTTACTATTACCCAATAGAGCTATTAGCTCAAATACCAAAAGAACACGTTAGAAACAAATTCTACTATTATTATAAAATTGGCAATGCTTATTACATTAATAAGCAAATGGACAAAGTAAGAGCTATAATGGTTCTTAATCGTCCTAAAGATGCTGCTATTATAAATACAGAATTTGTATCTTCAGGTAGTTTAGTAGTTGGTACAAGTTATACTGTTTACGAAGCTCAGGTTGTTCACAATGGATTAGGTTATAATCCCGGTCAAACATTCACTGCTGTAAATGCAAATTATACAGGATTAGGAAAGGTTAAAACGACAAGTAGAACATCTGCATACACAGAAGATAGTCAATATCCTGTGCAGGGCGATATGGCTAGACAGATAATATTAGAAATATTGACAAAAGAGTTTGCTATTGAAGAAACAAAAATAACGGACGTTAAAAATAGTTCGGAGGACGATGAGCAAGAACGTAAAAAAGCAATTACTCCTTAACAAAAAATCTGCTAATAGAGGCAGAAAAATGATAAGGAAAGTAACGAAGAAAAGCGTTAAACGTTCAGAGGTATATAAAGTTTGGGATGCGTATTTAGATTTGTTCTATGAAGATTTGTTGGCAGGTAGAGAGGTAAAAGGAATGGCAAATGTAGGAACGTTTGTCGTGGAGAAAAGTAAAGTATCTGAATCTACAAAAAAGTTAAGAGCTAAGGGATTAGTTGCTAAGAAAGGAAAATTAATGCCTTTAAAAGTATTAAATCTTAACAATTTAGATTATGCCTTTAAAGTTAATTACTATAAAGGAAAATCAATAGTAGATGGAGTTAAATTTTACCCTTGCCAAAAACTAAGGAAAAAAATATTTGAAACAGTAAGTAAAGGAAAAGATTTTAGAGAATGTCAATTAACAGATTAATATCAATAAGAAACCCAATTATAGACGCAATGGATATGGTTGGAGCAGACAGGTCTGTTGATATGCCTGTATTTACCAACTGGGCAGTACAGGCTGAAAAAGAAATAGCAAGTAGATTTGCTATGGTAGTTAAGAAGAAAGTATTAACTATCAACGGATGCGCTGCTGAATTACCATGCTGTGCGGTTATATTGCAAAGAGCTATTATGGGTGATCACGGTTGTGATTGCGATAGCTTATTCAGCACTTGCTTTCAGGGCATGGGTAATTATTTTATCAATAATACAAATCAATATAGTTCAGGATTTTTAATAGTGGACTATGACCCAAATTCTGTAAACTACTTTAATGGATTTATTGACTATCAAGTTCAAAACAATCAATTGCTTTTTAGAAGAAACTTAGATGGCAAAAAAGTAACTATTGAATATGTAGGTTATCAAGAAGACGATTGTGGATTTATAATGATTTCTGAAAATCATACAAGAGCGATTACAGAATTTATTTTGTGGAAGTACGGCGTAAGAAGTGAGTATTCCGCAAGACCATTATCTCCTGCGCTGACAATAGAGCATAAAAGAGAATGGTTTAGATTGTGTAAACATTCAAGAGCTCAAGATAATATACTAACAGAATCAGACAGAGAAGAAATAGCACAAGTTATCAATAATCCTTACAAAGGAAGAGGCTTGTGGGTAGGAATGTATCCAACAGGTTATAGTTATTACTAATGGAAATTACAAACACATTTGAAGGTGGTTTAACCAAAGATAGCAATATATTATTGCAGCCGAGAGGAACTTACAGGGACATGAATAATGGAATGTTGGTTTCTTATGATGGCAATGATTATGTTATTGAACTACCAAAAGGCACAAAAGTAACGTTTACTATTCCGCCGATATATAATGCAGTCTATACTTCTAAACAAGCTTTACCTTCCGTAATAGGATATATTTCTTTTTTAGATACGCTAGTAGTATTTTCTACAAACGTAGACAGTAGTGGTTATGGCGAAATAGGTCAAGTAACTTTTGACAAAGATGGAGTTGGAACTTACGTGCCTTTGTACGGTCATGTTGATTTAAAATTTGGTAGAGAACATCAAATAACTGGTTTTACATTTGAAGAAAATGATAAAATAAAAAGAGTTTATTGGACTGATAATTACAATCAACCAAGAGCTTTAAACGTAAAAGACCCTGCTTTTAATCAACCTGTAAGCATCATTAGTGGTCAAGAATACATGGTTGTTGGAGGGGTTATTAATTACAATGGAACCAATTATGGACCGGGATTAACTGCTACAAACATATTTTTAGCTAACTCAACTAGCACTTATACTGTTGTTGATGGCAATCCAAAAGTGTATCAATACATAAGCGTAAATCTTTTGTCGTGGTATCCCGATAGAATAAATCCTGATATAGATTTTAATAAGTATGTAGCAGGAAGTTTATACGGTGGAAGTAAATCTTATTTCGTAAGATTAAGCAATATAACTCAAGGAATACAAACTTCGTGGAGTTACAGTTCTTTTCCTATAAACGTATATAGTATAGCTGACTACGCAAGTTTTAATTTAGTAGAAGGAAAAGGCGCAGGCGGAGTATTGCAAACAACGTCAACGGGTATAGAATTAAAAATATCAAACATAGATATATCTTTATTTGATACGATTGAAGTTGCTGTTATTGGATACGATCAAGCGGAAAACGTTATAAGGGATGGTGTTGCTAAAAAATTTGCCGAGCAGCCTATTACGGCATCAACAATGTATATTCAGCATACTGCTGAAACAGGAACGGATGTATCTTTAAATGAATTAACATTATTTCCTGCAAGTATTTTAAAAGTAAAAGATATTACAACTAATAAAAATTATAGTGTAATAGGTAATATATCTGAAAGAGGTGAATTAGAAGATTTTACAAAAGACGGAATAACAATAGACGATTTAGTTTATGACGTTCCTGCTGATTCAAGTTTTAGTTGGCCGGCACCTAATTATAATTCAACAGCGCCTACAAATGCAGGTTTACCAAAACAAGGTAGTCATACTCCTTCAGGTTCATTATTGGGCGGAGGAGTTTATTATGTTACAGGCGGCGTAATTAATTACGTAAGCCCTCCTCCTTTTAGTCCTTCAGGGGAAGATTTTGGTGATGGAAAGCCAAATAAAGCATTTAGAGTAAACAATAACAATACTTACACTATTGTTTCAGGCTCTCCTCAAGTAAAGCCGTGTATAGCTTTAAGTCAATATAACAATAGAAATTCAATTTATTTAGAAAATATTACTAAAATAATTCCTTTAGAAAACGATTATTACGATTATAGAGGAATGGCTACTACTCAATATTTAAGACAATATTGGGGTAACGAAACATATAGATTTGGAATTTTGCCTTACGATAAAAAAGGCGACCCTATGTATGTGAGATGGATAGGAGATCATCCTATACAAACTTTAGGTAATAAAAACGGTCCTATTTCTTATTGGCCGGGAGCTCCATGTTATTCTTTGAAATTAAACGGAATAAGGATAAGTGGAATTACATTTACTCCTGAAGACATTGATAAAATGAGCGGCTTTAGTATTGTTAGAGCGCCTAGAGATAAACAATATTACGCGCAAGGCATATTACATCCAACAGCAGGGAAAACTGATGCTATTCGGCAAATACCTTTAGCTCAATTGGATTCTTCTGAGGATTACACAATTGCGGGAGGTGTTGGTAGCGATAGGGCTTTTGCAAATGTTGTGAATTGGTATAGTCCTGATGTTTTGTTTGGTTATTATTCACCTGCTTCATCAGGAAATAAACTAGAGGGAGATTGTTTTGTTTCTATACCTGCTCCAGACGGATTTATAGCTAATTTATATTCGCCTGTTGCGTCAAATGAGTATAATTCTAAATGGTATGAATATGGCGGATTAAACAATCAAACTTACGGGGTAAACAAATTTAATCTTGTAGATCCGAGCAGTTCGGTATCGGGTTTTTATTCGGGAATTGATTACGATAATAATTTAGCGCAAATACAAAACGCTTACCCAATATCAAACGGGTTCAAATCGGTTCAATGTAAAACGGGTGTTTTTGATTTAAACGCAGGGGTAGTTTTACCGGGCGGATTACAAATGATAGATTATACCCAAAGATACAGTACAGCAAGACCATTAATGAATTATAAAATAGAAAAAATTAATTTATATGGAGGCCAAGGTCTTAACGCGATAGCTAACACTATTTATATTCAAACAGGGCATTATCAAAAAATTGATAGCGCTGTTTTAGCAAATACTTACGATAGCGTTTCCGATACTTATATATTTGATAATGTAGATGTGTTTGGTGGAGATTCTTTTTTAGGAATATACAGTACAGGAAAATCATTGTTTGATGGTTTGCAATACAAGGACGGTGACGATCCTATATCTTTTTCTTATGGAATATTTTATCCTATTGAATCAAATATAAACCATTATTTAAGACAAGGTAGAAATATAGAGCAATACGGAATGCACAATAATACCGCAAATGGTATTTATTGGCAAAAATATAACGGAAGCGAGTTCGTTTCAAGACCCGAACAATTTTCTGTAAACTTTGCTTATACTTCTGAGGGAGCTATTACGTATCCTGCGTTACCAGCAAATTATAATTTTGTGGGACAATTCCCGTACAGAGTAAGATGGGCAGGTCCAAAAGTTTTAGGAGAAACAATAGATACATTTAGAACATTCCCTCAAAATCAATATAGGGATTTGGATGGAAACAAAGGACAAATAAACAATGTTCGTAATAGGGATGGTAAAGTATTCTTTTGGCAAGACCATTCAATAGGTTATTTACCTATGCTCGAAAGGCAATTAGTTGGAGGAAGTATAGGTGACGCTACTCAATTAGGCGTAAGTGGAGTTATTGATAGATTTGATAACTTTAATACTTATTTTGGCAATCAACATAAATTTGCTTTAATAGAAACAGAATACGGATTCGCTTGGTTTGACTTTAGAAGAAGAGCGTTTTTAGTAATGACTGTTGGCGGAGGAATACAAGAAGTTTCTTTTATAAAAGGATTAAGGACATTCTTTAACAATCCACAATTGTTTTACGCAAGTCAATTAGATAACACGTATGAATTACAAAATAAAGATACTCCATTAATGGGTATAGGTATTTCAGGCGTATATGACCCTAATTACAAAATGACTTACATGAATTTCAAATGGGTTGAAGGAGAAGACGATGAACCTAAGTATTGGAAAAACTTAACAGTAGGCTATCATCACTCAAGAAACGTGTTTGTAGGATTCTTTGATTTAAAAGGAGCTGTATGGCAAAACCATAACAATCTAGTTGTAGCAAATAAAGATATACAATCTGATTTAATAGTAGCGGATACACAGTATTTAATAGGTAGCAATGTTACTAAAAACAATATAGAATATGTTTGTATAAAAGAGTTTACTACAAGCATTCCTGTTGCTGCAAATCAACAGCCTGATTATGTTGGAAGTATTTATTGGACTAAAACAACTCAATCAAACGAAACTCATTTGTTATTTTCAACAACTAACTTTGCTAAGTTTTTTGGACAAGTTTACAATCACGATATAGAGTTGGTTATTAATCCAAAAACGGGTAAACCATTTTCGGTTGATAACTTACGTCAAAAATCAAACGAGTACAATTACGACACAATAGAATGTACTACTGACGACGACAATGTTGCGGAAAGCACTAATAATAAGTGGTACAGATACATTGATAAAAGTTGGAATAGTAGTGTGCCTTTGGGAAGCAAGGGAAGGTTAGTAGATTTTTATTTAAAAGTAAAATTAACCTTTAAAAATTATACAACTAATCCGACAAATAGTCGTAACTTGCAGAAGCTATTTGAGTATATAACATCAGTATTTAGAGAAAAAAAATAGTATTATGAAATCAGAATTATTAAGAAAAGCTTTAATGTCAAAAATGGCAGTAGGCGGTAATGTTGGAAATGGAGGGGATGATGATGCAAAAAAATCTGCTAAAAAGGTAACAAAAATACCAGAAGGTTACGAGGCAGTGAAAGATTCACAAGGAAAGCCAGTTACTAATGAGCAAGGAGATGTTTTGTATAAAAAAGAATCAAAAACTGAAGAGCCTAAAAAGGGGTCTGAAATTCCTGTAAAACCAAGACCTACTAAACCACAAGTTAAAGGACAAATTTCTGATGATAAACCAAAACCTACATTTACTCCTCCAAAAAAAAGGCACAAGAAAACAAATGGGCTACATTATGGGGAGGAGAAAGAAGATGGTCAAGAGCAGCGCAAGGTATGTCGCCTATTTATGACAAGTCAGGAAAAAGAATGTTTTATGAATCAATAGATATTCCTGCTCAATGGGACGCAAAAGCTAACAAATGGGAAACCGCAGGTGGATGGGGAAAGCCTACGACTTTATACGGTGTTGATGTTAATGGTAAATTAGAAGTTTTCGACCCGGCATCAAGTCCAATCTCATATAATGAAAAAGGTAAACCTTATTATGATTATGAAAAAATAGCAAAAACAACAGGCATATACGGAAAAGAAACTGATGTTGCTTTAAAGGAAGGTCCTAAAAGGGCTTTATTGGGATTTGGAGCGGCTCAAGCGCAACCTTTTAAAGCTGAATATGATCCTTCAAAAGATGTTAAGCAGCCTATAAATACAATGTATGGAGAAGGTGGACCTTATACTCCTGTTCAACCAAAGAAAAAAGGTGGAATAGTAGGGAGATACGCAGATGGCACACAACCATCAGGTATTGACCCTAATGTAATTACTAATGAAACCAATATGATTGGCGGTAAAAAAGTAAATAGTAACTACAAAGACTATGTGTTAAGAGCTACAAAACCTAACGAGCTTCAAGACATGAACGTTGAGGATACTGATATGAGTGGCTTTAATTATAAAATGCCTAGTAGCGGAATATCTTCAAGTGGCTCAAAAATAGGAGGAACGGCATCTGCTGGTTCAAGTGGAGTTTCAAATATTGGAAAAGCGTCAAGTGGAATTGGAGGAAAATCATCTGGAACAGGTGGTAGTTTTGATGTGGGTAAATCATTAAGCCCTGATTTAATTTCCACAGCAGGAGAAGTTGCTGGATCGTCAATTGATGCTCTTGATAGAAAAGATGGCAGAAGCTCAATAGCAGGTCAAACAGCTTCAGGTGCCGTTAAAGGAGCTGCAAAAGGTTATCAAATGGCAGGCGTTCCGGGAGCAATAATTGTAGGTACATTAGAAGCTGCTATGGGAGCAAGAAGAGGTGTTAAAGAAAAAAAAGAACGTTTAAAAACTGCTTCTGAATCCGCTAGGTCAGCCGCAATAGCTGCTCAAGAATACGACCCTTTAAATCCTAATCCACAATCTCAAGGCGTTAAAGTACATAAAAATGATGTTAAAGGTGGTTTAGCAGGTTTATTTGCTAATGGAGGTCAAGTAAAACAAATATCAAACTTTGCTAACAAAATTAATTACGCAAAAGGCGGAACTATTAAAGGTGCAGGCACAGGAACTTCTGATAGCATTGTTACCGATATAAACAAGAAAGGTATTCCTGAAGGTAGTTTTATTACTCCTGCTAAGAATAACGAAATGGCAAAAGGAATTAGAGGAATGGTATTAGGTCAAAATCCTAACAAAGTTGCTGAATTTAAAAAAGGAGGAACTGCTAAATCCGATAAAGTTGCTGTAAGTAATGGTGAACATTTGTTTACTCCTGCTGAAAAAGAAAAAATAACAAGATACTTAGGAAAAGAAATATTAGAAAAGTTAGCTCCTGAAGCCGAAGAAAACGAAATGGAAAAGAACAAAGGTGGCGAAATGATTAAACGTGCTGACGGTTCTTATTCTAAAAGAGGATTATGGGATAACATTAGAGCAAATGAAGGTAGTGGTAAAAAGCCAACTGCTGAAATGCTTAAACAAGAAAAAGAAATTATTGCAGAAAAAGCAAAAGGTGGTTACGTAGTTAAAAGGTCAAGTGAAAGAAAAGGTAAAACTCACGTAGTAACTGGACCTGACGGAACTAAAAAATACTTTGGAGATTCTAATTTAGGACAACATCCTAATGACCCTGCAAGAAAAAAAGCTTTTTATGCAAGACATGAAAAGAATTTGAAAAAAAATCCGTACTTTAGAGCATTCGCAAGAGAAACATGGGCTGAAGGCGGAACAGTAGGAAGTAAGATGAATAAAGCAAAAGGCGGCGAATTAACGAAGTCAAAAGCAAAAGAAATATTACACGATAAATCTGTTCACGGAAAGCCACTGACTGACAAACAAAGAAAGTACATGGGTTGGGTAGCAGGAGGCAAAAAGAACATGGGCGGTATTGTAGGAAAATACGCTATGGGAGGAAAAGTAAACAGAGATTGGGATTGGGGTTAATATAAAAACATTATACCATGAAAGAGAAAAGAAGAATAAATAATCAAGGATATTATGAAGTAAGTAAAGATGGGGGTAAAACTTGGTCTAAAACTACTATGCGTCCTACTAAACAAGAAGAGCAAGAATATTCTAATTTTAAATCAGGAAATACTACAACTCCAACTACTAAAAAAGGAGGTATTGCTGAAAAGGTTAAGTTTAACGCTCCTGTTATTGGTGAGCCTACTGCTGAAGAAGATATAGTTATACCGGGAACTCCTAAGAGAGCAATGCCTAATATAACTCCATTGGAAAAAGATGAGTATGCTGTTGCTCAATTGCAAGGAAAGCAAACGGGGCAAACTCCTTTTGAAAAGTCATTAGAATATACTAAAACTCCATCTACTGAAAGAAAATACGGAGCAGGATTAGAAACCATTTTAGGTGCTGCGCAAGCAGGTTATGGCTTACAACAATTAATGAAAGACAAAAGACCTGTTTATGAAACTGACCCTGCATTAATAGGTACGGCAAATCAAATGATTTCGGCTGCAAGATACGGATATACTCCCGAACAAAAAGCCGCATTAATGAATGATATTGTAAATACAAGAATAGCACAACAAGCTAAAATTAATCAATTAGCAGGTGGTAGTGCGGGTGTTGGATTAGCAAATGCTAAAGCTGCGTTAAACGACGAATTAATGAATAAATATAAGCTTAGGGCTGAAGATGAACAATTGCGTATGAATAAACTTCAAGGCGCGCTTGGAGCTTCACGATTATTGAATGCGGAAGGGCAAATGAAATTCCAAAACAAGATGAATGAGTTTATGCAAAAACAACAAGCTGGTGCTGAATTATTAGGTGCAGGTATTCAAAATGTTGTAGGCGCAAGAAGATACCAACGTGAAAGAGAGGCTCAAGACCAAATCAATAAAATGATGTACGGAAATACAAATTTAGGATAATAGTATGGCAGATATAGGGATACGTAAAGGATTAGCTCAAAGTTTTGGATATGACCAAGCGACTGCTGATTTAGCAAGGCAACAAGACCAAATGCGTCAAGCTAAGATTTACGCCGAGAATAAGGCTAAAATGTTAGCAGAAGATTTTGATTATAACAGCGCTATAAACGCGTGGGATAATACTGCTATTAAAGAATATGCTCAAGGCAAAATAAAAGAGTTAGGGGCTTTTGTAAGAGAGAATCCTGATTACTTATATAATGTAGAAAAAAGAATTGCTTACAATAACATTAAAAGAGAATTAAAAGATAGTAAACCTTTAATGGAAGGGTTGCAAGTGGATTCAAACGTTAAGGCAATGGAGCAATGGAAAAACGACCCTAAAAATGCTCCTTTGTTAGATACGCCTGAATTTCAAAAAACACTACAAGACTACCAAAATTATATTAAAACAGGTAGCGCAGATGGTAACACAGCTAACAGAAAGTTGTTTACATTCTATCCGCCTGAAGAAAGGATGGATACATTACCTAAATTAATGAAATACGCTAACGAAACTGAATACGATTTAGAAAGTACAGTAGGATTAGGATTAGGTAGTGCAGCTAAAAAATTTGCCATATCTGATAATAGAAAAGGACAAGCGGCTGATGCTGCATTAAGAGATATGGAATTAGGTAGAACATTACAACAAGAGTATAATGTTTATTTAAGTGGATTACCTGAAGGAGAAAGACCATTATCTTTAAAGCAATATACCGTAAACAAAATGAATCCTTATTTCCCTTCTAATAAGTATGACAAATACTCGTACAGTGTAAGGGAGCCTAAATCGGGTTCTGGAGCAGGTTTAAGTTCGTCAGAAAGATTAGACTTGTATGATTCGTTAATTAAAAACGCAGCATCTAAGCCGGGACAAAAAATAGCGGCAAATCCAAAAGGAGCAAATGAAATTATATCAGGAGGACAAAATGCTCTTAAAACAGGTGGTTTATATTTCGATAAAGGAAATGGAGATTATGTTCCTTTAAAAGATTTTGTAACGCCTAATTTTACGACATCAAATTCTACTGTAAAATATGATCCTGTAACTAAAAAAGCGTTTGTTTCAACGACGCTTACTTTGCCTGCTGACGAAGCAAATGATATTTTTGATGGAGCTGAGCCATTAGATATTGGCTTTTGGTTTTGGAATGAAGATAAGGCAAAAGAAGGTTTTGAAAAAGGTATAACGTTTGAAGGCGATAATGTTAATATAGAAGTTTGGAAACCTGTTGAGATTGATAATAGAAGCACAAACGCAGCATATAATCATGCCGCAGGACAAACATTGGAAAAATCAGAAACAGGTCAAGAAGCCAATCAACCTATTAGCAAAAAAGCATTAGTAGAAAAATACGGTAAAGAAAATGCAGATATTTTCATTAAAAAATACAGTAACTCTGTAAATATAACTGACTAAAAATGGGTAAGAAACAAACATTAAATGTTGCCGATGCTATTGCTCAAGATTTAGGAATATCTACAATAAGCACAGAAAACAATGGTGGTGACATAGCTGATTCGATAGCAAAAGATATAGGATTAACTCCTTCTATACAGCCTTATTCGTTAAGTGATGTAGAAAAAGATGTTGAAAAAACTCGTTTGAAAGAAGTTCAAGCAGAAAAAAGTAGAGAGTTATACGATACAAGACCTGAATATGCTGGATTAAATAAAGAGGAGAAAGAATACCTTGTTAAAAAAGAAAAAGAAGGTAAATTAGTAGGTGAAGATTTAGCCCGTGCAGCTTGGACTATGGCAGGCAATGACCCTACTCAAAAAAAGGTTGCTGAAAAAGACGCTAAAGGAAATAAAATATATTCTGATTTAGGAGAGCTTTATAAGAAAGGTGAAGAAAAAGGATTTTTTTCAAGTGCTTTAACTGATATTGAATTAAGTAAATATTCAGGTGGTAATTACTATATGAAAGATAGAGGGGATGGAACATTAGTTCCTGTTCCTTTGGCTTATAATGAAAAGCCTGAAGCAAAAAATGTTAAGGACGCTCAAGTATTTTCAAGCTTAGACGACGATGCTTATGGCGATAGCAGATTTGTGGATGTTGCTAAAAAAGCATGGAATATAATACCTGCTGTTGCTCAAGGATTTGTTTCTATTCCTGAAACTGTTCAAGGTTTAATTACTGGCAAAACAGGAAAAGGTTATGAGGTAACAAAAGACGTATTAGAAGCTGCTAAATTTAAAACATCACAAGAATTTCAGAAAGGAATTATAGATTCTCAAAAGATTGATGAGTTTTCTGATTTCTTATCTAAGGACGTATATGACTTATCTCCTGATAAAATTATTAATACCGTAGTTAATGTAGCTTCGTCTTTGGGTGAATTTGCTGTAACAAGAAAGTTTGTTCCTGTTGGAGGAAAGGCAGGTACTTTTGCGGCAGGAACGGTAATGAACATTAAAGAACCTTTACAGGCTGCCGAAGATGCAGGTGTAGAAGGTAGAGCTAAATATGCAGTTGCAGCTACTTATGCTTTGGCTGCAAGTGGATTAGAAACAGCATTAGGTATTGAAGGTAAGATATTTGACGATGCCGCTACTGTTGCTAAAAAACAAATGATTAATAAAATCATTAAAGATAATGTAGATGTTGTAGGCGGTAAATTAACTAAAGAATCAGTAGAAAATCTTTACAAGGAAACTTTAAAAGAAGTTCCAAGTTTCTACGCTAAGTATGCAAAAAACACTGTTGGAGAAGTTACCGAAGAGGTTGCTCAAAACATGATACAAAATGCTACTCAGCAAATTCACGATATGGTAGTGAAAGATGATCCTGAAGCTGCAAAGTTTAATACAAAGTTTTGGTCGCCTGAAGCATTAGCCGAATATGCGAACTCTGCTTTTGGAGGACTTATAGGAGGAGTTGCGGGTTCACGTTTTATAAAAAACAAACAATCCCAAACAGCATACGATGCGATTAGAGATGGAAAAGAGAATGACTTAAAGGTTCAATTGTCTTCATCTTTAAAAGAAGGTAGATTAACTCAGGACGATTATGATAGGGCTATATTTAAAATAGATTCTTATAAACAATATTACGAAGCTACTAAGGACAGAAATGTCACAGACGAAGAAAAAAGAAAGATATTTGATTTAACATACGAAAAAGAAAACACTAAGTCTGGTTTAGAAAATATAAAACAAAACAATCCCGGTGGAATTAACGATGGATTAATTGCTGCAAAAGAACAAGAAGTTAGGGATTACACGCAACAAATAAATGACATTTGGTCAACTGCCGAAGCTAGAACATCTGAATCACCTGTTGCAGAATCAAAGGCACAAGTCCCTCAATGGAAAACTGATTTAGACACATTCTCAAAAGAAGTAGGTAATGCTGATAAGCAAGTTTCACAAAACTTTGTTACAAAAGACAAAATTGAAACTGCTGTTGGAGCATCACCACAATTAAACGAATTAGCAAAACCTTTTAGTGTTGATTTTAAAGCGCCTCATTTACCTGAAGACGCAGGTAATATTCAAATTAGGGATGGTGTTTTATATGAACCGTATTTAGTAAAACAAGAAGGAAAAGAAGATGTTGTTAATACAAGACAATTACCTGTTTACGCTATGGAAGATAAGGATGGCGGAACATGGCTATTTGCATCAGGAGAAAAAACAGATTTAGATGCGCCTGATGTTTCTTATTTGATTAAACTAAACGAAGAGGGTGGTTACGAAGGACATCAAGAGTTTAAATACGAAACAGCTAAAAAGAACGAATTAACTTTTGACGATATAGTTCCAACTTTTAATAAGTTAGGAATTAAAACAGCGTCTTTAACAGACGAAATTAAAGGAATAGAAAATATTCCTCAAGCTGAATTTGAAGAAGTTGAAGATATTGAAACGGAAGCCGAAGATGTTGCTCCTATTGAATCCGAACAATTTAAAAATGTTTACGAAAAAGTAAAAGCGGGCGTAGGTAAAGCGAAATTAAAATTACTTCCAAACAATGCAGTAGGCGTAACTATTGATGGAGAAGATGTTCCTTTTGCATCGCAAAGATATTTGAACAAAGAAGATTTGCCATCTGGCGATGTAGAAGTTAATGTAAGAACAGTAGAAAATATAGAAGGCAAATATGGACGTGGTGTATTAATTGAAACTCAAGAAGGAGTTCCTTTGGGATACATTAGACGTGCCGGGAAAGTAGAAACGGGAAGAGTTGCTGCTGAAAAAATATCGCCAACAGAAGATGTTGATATTGATGTTCCTGTTGAATTAACCGATGCTGCAAAAGAGAAAATACAACAAATAGAAAAAGACCAAGAAAATTACGAATTAGTAGAAGATGAATTAGGTCGCAGATACGTAAATAAAAAGACGGGTGAATCCTATAATTCTGTAAGTACATTTGTAAGTGGTAAATCAGGTGGAGATTTTAAAGGCGATAAGCGATTAAAAGAAACAGCATTTAAAGTAGGTAATATCATTAATGGAATAGTAAAGGATTTCTTTAATGGTACTATTAAGTCGTATTCAAACTACGCTGAAAACATATCGCGCGACGATTACGATGATATTGTTAGGCAGCTACAAGATGTACTTGAATACGCAAAAGACAAAGGATATTCTATTGTTACTAAGCCGTTGATTATTGCAGACGATGTAAATAAAATTGCAGGTCAGCCAAATGTTTTAATGATTGACGAGAATGGTAAGTTTTATGTTTACGATGTAGCAACTTTAAGGAACAAGCAAGGTGTAGAAACAAAAGAGTTATTAAATAAAAGATATAAGGATAGACCAACGAATGCTGAAAGAATATCTGCTCAAGTAAACATATTGGCTGATATTTTAAATAATAAGTACGGATTAGAAGTTGGTAAGGTAGGTGTAATTCCTTTTGATGTAGATTACGAAGTAGCAAAAGAAGGTCAGCCTGTTCAAATTACACAAGCTGTAAGAACTAAAAGAGTTGACTTTAAACGTAAACAAATACTGAAACCAACAGGCAAAACAACTGCTGCGGAAGTAAAAGAAAAAGTTGAAGAAGTAAAACCTGAAGAGAAAGCAGAAGGTAAAGTTCCATTAACGATAACAAGTCAAGTAAGGCAACAATTATATGATTTAGGTTATAGCAAGGAAGATGTTAATGCCATGAAACCTGAACAAGCTCAAGGTATTATTGAAAAACAAGCCGCAAAACCAAAAGCAAGTAGTGAAAGTGAAAAAATTTTAAAAGCATACCCTGAACTTAAAGATACTAAAGTAACAGACAGAACAGGGGCTCCTCTTTTAGTATATCACGGAGGTGTAAAGTTTGATGACTTTAATCCTTCTCAAACCAAAAACGATAAGGGTATTTATTTTACAGATAATAAAGATTTTGCTTTATATTTTGCGCATCAAGCAGAAATATTTGAAAGAGATAAAAGAGGAGATGATTATAGAGATATACCTGAAGAACTATTAAGCTCTGGAGAACCATTTCCTGAAAAATATTTTAAATATGCTAAGGTACACAGTGTGTATTTAGATATGAAAAATCCAACAATAGTAGATGCTATTGACGCAAAAGATATACCCAAAAATTACGAACCTAACGCAGACGGCTTTATCGCTAAGTACACAGGAGATTTTGGATATAAAGGAGGGCAATATGTAGTATTTGATCCAAAACAAATTAAAAATGCTAATGTAAAAGCGGTAGAGCAATCCATCAAAGAACAAACCAAAGCAGAAGCTAAACCTGTCGAGAAAGAAGTTGTTAAGGAGGAAGTAAAAACTGAAGAGCAAGAAACGAAAGAACAGTTAAAAGAAACTGAAAGCTTATTATCAGGAGATGCTGAAAAAAACAGAAAAACTGGCAAGTTTGTAAAGAATGGGATTGAGTTTGTAAGAAATAAAAAAGGACAAGGAGAAAAAGGCAATCAAGGTCAAGTTAGGTTTACTAATGAGGCAGGAGGAGCAGGAGTTGTTGTTCCGTTTAGGTACAAAATTATAGAAGCTGAAACGTTACAGCCTTCTCATGAGGGAGGAATTAGAAACCCATTACACTTCATTCCTGAAGCGCAGCCTAAAAATAGAAATGACGCAGGTAGTTTACAGGCTGAAGATAGTTTTGCTGAAAATCCAAGATTCAATGAATTAGGAGAAAACACAAATGCTTACAGTGGAGCTCCAATAGTTAACGAAAGAAACGAAGTTATTCAAGGAAACAATCGTTCTGCCGGATTAAGAAAAGGTTATAAGCAAGGAAACGAAAAGTATAAAAAAGATTTAGTTGATAATGCTGAAAAATTTGGATTCACAAAAGAACAAGTTTCTGAATTTAAAGAACCTATTCTTGTAAGAGAAACTGCTGTTACAGATGAATTTTCAATAGAGTTAGGAAACTACGATGCAAAAGATTTAGAAACTGGCGGAAAAAGAAGAATTGATCCTGTTGCTGTTGTAAGAAGAATGCCTTTTGATGTAAAAGGTAAAATATCAAATATATTATTTAGAGAAGAAGATAAAACTTTAAATCAAGCTATTAGAGATAACATTAAGGACTTTATTAACTTAATTAATCCTTATTTGAATCAAGCACAAAGAAATACTATATTCAAAGATGGTGAATTAACTGAAGCAGGAGCAAAAGATTTAGAAGGAGTTGTTCAACAATTTTTGTATGACGGTGGTGATGTTGCGTTACCTGAATTGTTTGAATCGTTATCTTATAATCAGAAAGAAGGTATTAAAAAATCATTACCAAACATATTTTCTGTTGGATACGAAAAATCAATAATTCCTGAAATACAAGAAGCTATAATTGCTTTAAGTAATTTTAACGCAAGCGGTGTTGACAAATTTAATAATTGGTTAACTCAGCAAGATATGTTTGCAGAGGGTAAAACTCCAAAAGAAATATATACTCCTGTTGCACTAGAGCTAGCTAAAACACTAAACTCTGCTACATCTCAAAAACAAATACAAAAGATTTTTGCTGAATACGCAGGACTGGTTAAAGATAAGCTTGCTGATATGTTTGAAGAAGCAAAAGAGGGATTATCAAAAAAAGAAGGTATAAAACAAATATTTAAAGTAGAATATGAAGAATCAAAAAAAATTAGTGAAAGAGGCGGTGCAGAGATTGATAAAGAGCCGTCAGCCGAAGGAGGCGAAGATGTTGCCGAGCAAAAAGCAAAATCAGTCAAATCAATCTTTGACGAATCGGTAAAACTATTCTATAAGATACGTGGAACAGAGGGAGCGGCTAAAAAAAGGAATTTAACACAAGAACGTAAAGAACTTTTGAAAGAAAATCCTAGTGTAAGGTTTATAGATAACAATATAAGTTCTATCTTTGAACAATTAGAAAAACAAGGAATTATTAAACGTAAGGGTAATTGCCCATAAAATAAAACAAAATGAAAAAACCTAAAAAATTACCACAAGAAATTGTAGATTTATTGATGCCGAGATTAAAGGACGAATTTACTGCTTATTATCATTATAGAGCGCTTTCTAACTATTGTCAAGGTGTAGGGTTTATGAAAGCTGCAAAGTTCTTTCAGGGAGAATCTGAAAACGAATTAGGGCACGCTAAAAAGATTGAGAACTATTTAGTTGATTGGAATGTAAATCCACAATTACCAAAAATTGACGAGCCTAAGATTGAGTTCAAAGGATTGTTAGAAGGTATTGAAATGTCTTACAGTATTGAATATGCTTTGTACGAAGATTACGAAGATACATCAATGAAAATCTTTAAAGAAGGTGATGTTTGTACTTTTGACTTCTTACAATTTTTCAGAACCGAACAAACTGCTGCGGTTGCTGAATATTCTGATATGTTAAATATGTTAGAAGGAACAGATACAGCTAGTAAATTTGAATTATTAATGCTTGAAGAAAAATTATTTGGAGAATAATGGCTGATTGTATTATTGTATATAATGGCAAAGAATATGACTACGCTGCGTTCGCGACAATGTTGCACGATGGCTTATTGCAGAAATTTGTAGGCGACAAAGTTGTAAATAAAAACGAACTTAAAGGCGACAAAACTTTCTTAAAAGAAGCTGTTAAACGCAAAGAGCAAGTCCGTGAAAAAATCAACAAAGTAGTTAATGCTCTTAAAAAAGCAAATCCTAATTTAGTAATAGAGGAGGACGAAACTATTGTTGATAAAGATGGGCAGCCGTTGGCAGGGGTTGTAATGAAAGACAAAGACGGTAAGATAGTGGTTAAGATTAATCCTAATTACGCCGGATTAGACACTCCTATTCACGAGGCAGGTCATATATTCATTGATGCTATTGGATACGATAATAAAGTAATACAAGCTGCTATTAACCAATTAAAAGACACTAAACTTTGGAAAGATACAAAGAAAAGGTATCCTGAATTAAGTGAAAAGAATTTAGGCAAAGAGGTGTTAGCTGAAGCTATTGGTAGAGAAGGTGCTGACATATTTGAAAAAGACGAACAAAAGAGTAAGTTCAAACAATTTTTGGATTACATCTTTGATAAGATTAAGAGTTTATTTGGTATTCAAAAGAATCTTGCAAAAGAATTAGCTAAACAAGTATTGGCTGGTAAATTTGAAGTTGCTGAATTAGAGGAAGAATCATACGAGCAAAGGACTGGTAAAACTCCTAAGCTTACACGTTCTGAGTTTTTCAGTAAGGCTTACGAAAGAGTAGGTATGCAATTAGAAACATTTGAAACAGAAATTGCACGACTTGAAAATAAATTAAGACAAACACTTACTGTATCTGAAAGAAAAGAAACTCAAAAGAAATATGATATTGCTAAATCAAGATTAGAAGATTTTGAAAAAGCTTTCAAGAAATATTCATTTGATTATAATAAAATAAACCGATTAAGATTATCTGAAGGTAATTTAGACAATAAGAGTTTAGATGAATTAACCGATTTGTATAACTTAACGGTAGAGTTTGATCCTAATTCTGACAATGCCTTTTTAGCAGAGGTAAAATACAGAATAGCTTATTTA